GGTAAAGTCGGTGGTGTTCATGAGGCGATAGACCAACGGCGGACGGTGGATGGGCTGACGCTGTAACGAGTGGCGATCTGACGCCACGTACGGGTACGCTTGAGGCGAGCGATGCGTGTGGATCGTGATTCTGTCGCCCACATCAAGACGATGATGGGAAGCAGTAGCAAGACCAACACACAGGCGATAGCTGTGGTCATGGTGCTGATGTTGCGAGGATGTGGTGTGAGTGGATGTGGTTGGAGCCAGAGCGAGTCAATGGCTGCCTACCCTTGCAAGGTGTGGCGGCTCATCTGAGCCCCTCCTTTCGCTTGGGTGACCCCAAGGTAGACCCTCCTGGCCCATCGTGCCATCACCTTGTGACACTTATCCATGTGGTCGCGGACAGATCGCGAGAGATAGACCGATCGCGTGCACGTGCGCGTTACCTATTGGTGCCCATATCGTGCCACAAGGTGCCCTCAGTGTGCCAATCCAGCAGCCGGCACGGGGGGTAGCCGCGATCCGGCGCTATATAGAATAGGCTTGACAAAATTATGTCAAAATTTAAGGCTGTTCAAAGCACCTAGCAGCGTCTTCTGTAGGGATAAGAACCCTACTAACCCTACCACCCTCCAGATACTCAATCATATAGACCTCAGGGGCGATCTCAACGCCCCCTACAATAAACAAAGACAACAAAAGAGTACACATAATCAGCACCACATAGCTTCATAGACAGCAGGCATAGCATCATGAATAAGATTCTTACAACCTTCAGCAATCGTACGATGCTCTAGCTGGGTCTCAGGAGACGCTCTAAGGTCGATGTAATGTAACCAAGACCTAATCGTACCATTCATGTACAAAGTCGTCTCTGAGCCGATAGGAAGGACGTCTCGTGCACATTCCTTAGCAATGCCAGCATCAATCATCTTGTCATACAATCCATGCATTTTTTTATACATGTCATTGATTTGATCTTGCCAAGCATATTGTTCAGCCAACGGTATATCATCAATACTGTTCTGCCTATTACTAACATCCTGTCTACGAAGCAGAGGAGGCAGAGGTAGAGATTGAACTTGTGAGTACCGTTGAGAGAACTCTTGGAATGAGAATGATCTGTGTCTAAGGATTTGAGCACTGATAGCTCTTGTTGTTTTAATTTCTACAACCATGTTAGCCATTTCAAACGGAGACCAATGCCTATGTTTGATAAGGTATTTAAGGAGACGGGGTGCTGTCTCAAGGTTGTTTTGGTTAGCAGGATTAGATACTCTTGCACAGTATGCTATGAGTTCTTCTGCTTTAGGTGTAATGGAAATTAGTTTAGCGGTGTGCATATATGAGTATATATGATATATATGTGGTATCTAGTAGTCTTACTAGAGTAAGAAGAAAAAGAACTAATAGAGAAGATGGTTCAGTCGTTCCTCCTTCACCTCATCTTCCATTAGTAAAGGAGAGAGAAAGTTTGTCATCCCTCTCCTAATTGACCGCTTTTTCCACACACGAGGGCACCACTCCCCGTGTTATAGGGGCCTATTACCGTCATCTAATGTTAGAAACCCAGTTAGGTACTGAGTTTTTTGTCTTACCTCTAGCTTCTTGTCTTTGTTTGTATGTCATACCAAAAACCATGTGGTTAGCGGCTGACTGAGGGTCATCTTTCCAAGCTTGTTCTAGGTCTTTCCATTCTTCAAATTTACGTTTAGCGATCTCATGGTTAGCAGAGATAGCCATAGCATCTGTAAAGTATTTTACACCTTGTGCTAGGGAGTCAAGTCTGTCATCGTGTTTAACAGCGCCTTTCTCTCTGCACATGCGGCTCATCTGATAGAAGAGCATATAGAGGAGACGTTCTTCTGGAGCAGCTTTTGGGTTTGAGTTATAGTCCCAATCGATGACAGCACGATCAATAACAAGGCGGTGTTGATTAAGGACAGGCTCAAGAGCATCGATGATACGATCTTCTTTCCTGACATTAGCGCGGACTTCTTCGATGTCAATGTTTTGTTTAGTTTGGATCAGGTGTTTTTTAAAGAGTTCAGCGACGATACCGTCACCAAAGTTAGTTTCAATAAGGAGTTTAGTCGTTTTAAATTTACGACAACCTCTTAGAATGTCCAGGAGTGTATTGTCACTGTACCCGTCTCTGTAAGCTCGCATTTCATGCACGTACAGGAAACCGTTGCGTTGGGAGATATAAGTTGCCGCTGTTTCATCTGTACCACGGCCCGACGGGTCAATGCTGCAGAGGCTCTCGGAGTAAGAATCCCAGGATCCTTGGTGCTGCATTGGAGAGTAGAAATAATCTCCAGGTAATCCGACTGTTGGAGCGTCCTTGATAATGTTTTGGGGGTCGCTACACCAGATGATGGATTCAGGAGCAGTAGTAGGATTGACAGAGGTGACAATAAGGTCAGCCATTTTAAGTGGGAACTTCTCGGCATCACTAAGAGTTGTGTCAAGCATGAACTGCAACATAAAGTTGCTGCGTCCCATTGCTGCTTCACGTTCAATAAGGTCATCATTACTAAATCTGTCAGGGTCAGTTACTTCCCAGGGTTCAGCACCGTTATCAATGTCTTCTACAAGCTGTGGGGCTAGTAGACCTTCGTAGTTAGCGAGTTTCTTAGGATAACGGGAGGGCCAAACAAATGGTCTGTAGTTACGTTCAGCAAGCTTACGATAGATTGTAAACGTAGTTTGAGGAGTCCCTAGAAACATAATTCTAGAGTCTGCGTTAGGTGTTAGGATTGATTCAGTTTCAGTACAGAGTTGTAAGAGTTTCTCTCTCATAAGCTCTGTCATTGAGTTACCAGGAACCTCGATGTCATCAAGAATCATAAGGTCAGCGCGGCTACCAGTAAGCTGACCAGTAATGCCAACAGACTTGACCGAAGGAGCTTGGTGAGGTTTAGCCGGTCCCACGTCGAAGGATACTCTGGACCATCTTTGGTCATCTGATTTAGGTTTTAGGTGTGCAAGCCATTCTACCTCAAGGATAAGGCGTTGACAAAAGATTGAGAAGGAGTCTGCTCTATCCTTAGATGCAGATACTACCATGATCTTTTTATCAGCGTTATTAAAGAGTGTCCATAGAACAAATGCTGCTGTGATCCAGCTTTTACCTACACCACGGAAGGCTTGGATTTGTAATCGTTTAGGGCCATGCTGAAGGTATTCTGCAATGCAGAGTTGAGCACGGGTTGGTTGTGGAAGTTTGAGGTGAGCCCAGACAGCAGTAAGAAAGTATCTAAAGTCTGATCTAAGGTTAGCTTCAAGAGAGTCTGTATGCATTCTATATGCCTTTGTAAGTGGCCTCTAGGGTGTGTTAGGTAGGATTCCACCCTAGAGGAGTTTAAGAGGGGTTCTAGAGGCTTCTAGAGGGTAGCATTAACGACGATCGTAGCTGCTTTTGAACGTACCGCTGCTAAAAGCTCTTTTACGTTCTGCTGCTTTGGCCTCACGCCGGTTTTTTTCTAAACCACGTTGCCTAGCTCGTGCTGCTTTGCTTTGTGGAGTAGAGGAACTGCGACGGTTTTGAGCCCGCGAACGCCTTGGCGCTGATGCTGTTGTTCTAGATGGAGAGGATTGAAACCTACGTCCAGATACACGAGAAGAGCTAGCACCTTTCTTTTCAGTCATCCCTTCAGGAGAGGCTGCTTTTTCTCGATTAGCTTTTTCTTTAGCAGTAAGCTTACTTCCTAAAGAAGCGCCGTTAACTGTTTGATTAGGACGGGTAGTGGTAGTAGGTGTAGATTTAGCAGGCTTAGACTTGTTGCCGCCCTTAGCAACAGGTTTGCGAGCAGTCTTAGCTGCAGCGCGGAAAGTCTCGACGTTAGCTTTACGCTGAGCGGGAGTCATTGCGCTGTACTTCTTCTTCATCTGAGCAAGAGTCATGCCAGTGAATGGGTTACGTGCAGCCTTGAGTTTACCAGCCGCGTCTTTAGAAGATCCGATTGCCATAGTTGTTACTTAATGTGCGAAATAATTAGTTGTTCACGTTGAGGATGCGTACCAAATGTATCACGCATCCAACTTAGCCAGTTGTTGCTTCCTTTGTCCTGATTACAATGGGTACAAGCGGATACCAGATTGCTCGTAAGATCTTCTCCACCCAAAGAACGAGGATGGACGTGGTCGAGAGTAAGTTCATGTAATTCATAAGATTCTCCACAATAAACACATTGACAGTTGAAGTGCTCTTTGATAGCACGCCTCCAAAGGCGCTTAGCTTCTGGGGATGTCATGGTTATTAGGTTGTATAGGTAATGATCAGGAGTAGGCAACAGAGGAGTCATTAGGCAGCGTACTTGCGCTTTTTCTTTTTGGCCTTGGCTTTTTGTACTGGACCGTACGGGTAAGGAACGTACTCACCGTTAATTTTTTTAACAGGAGTAGCGTTTCCTCTAGGAGTTTTTTTGTTAGCCATTTTTAATCCTTAACTTTGCTCTGTTTCTGGCACGGTTTTTGGAGGGGTCTTCGCGGACGAACGTACCCTTTGTGGTTTGCGAGAAGTCTTTTCCGCCTTCACCGTAGGCATCGGCTTGTCTTCTGACTTTGTTGTGCTCTGCGCGGTAGGCTTTGCGGTCTTCGCGTTTGTTAATTTGCCGATTCGTTGCGTTTTTATGACGTCGAGCGGCTGCATTGTCGCGGTAATTTTTTGCACTTTTGCGTAGTTGATTGTAGGGTTTTTTTCTGGGAGCCATCGTTAGCGTCTTACTGCTTTTTGTACTTCATCAAAGTTGATTGTTGGCATAATATCAGCAAGGCCACTGAGAGCAGAACCCTCAACAGCTACACCAGTTATGTCATTTTTAGCTAACCAGTCACAAGCCGCTTTTAAATCTTGTGTGGTAGCCTCGCCTGCTTTGATTCTTGTTAAGAACTCCCGTGTGATAAGACTGTGAAGCTCGTTAAAAGTGTCTTCACTTGCACGGTTTTTAGCCATTACGTAGAACAATTTGATCTAGTTTGTTTTCAATACGTACCATGTGATCCTCCATGCGTTGTACCATGACTGATAGGTCAGCTTTAGACACGTAGTCTTGAGCAACACTTAATTCAATAGCATCAATACGCCTGTCAAGACCACTAATGCGGTCATGTACGTTATTTATTCGACTATGTAGCCTGTTATTTAGAGTTGCGCCGCCAGCTACTATTGCAATGACAGCAGCGACTATTGCTTCCATTATTCAAGGGATACGATTGGTACGATGTCGTGACAAAGCATCTCGACACGACTGCCGGGTCTGAACGTGAACCCAGTTTTCATGATTTCTGTGCATTTTAAAGCACGAACAAGCTCGTAATCAAGCCTCATTTTCTGTTCATGCTTGCGGGCTATAGCTTTACAGGTCTCAATCATACCACCGTCTAGTGGTACAGAGAAGTTTAGTTGTACGCCGTAGTTATTGCTGCGTACATACCCGCTATGCTCGTAAGGAATAGTATCGTTGCCCATATAAAAGGGCGAGAATTGCATGGTTGTTCCATTGCAACTATTATTACCTGCAAAGTATTGCCTAGACGGTGCTCCATTGTTCTGGAATTGCACCGCCTGATTGGTCACATTGCCCGTAGCAGCAGCTACAGGGCTAGATGTGTTTTGTACCTTAGGGTCCTCTGCGTAAGCAGGGCTTATTGAGAGAAGACCGATAAGGAAGTAGTAACAGTATTTTGTTCGATTGTTTCTGTTACTAGGCTTTCTTGGATTAGTCCAGCGTCCCTGACTACAATCTCTAGTTGAAATTGCTCGCCAGCGTTGGTTACTGAATAGGTTGTAGCGGTGTCCGCAATGTCCCCGCTTGGTGTTACGTTCGTTCCAGACCATGATGAGTAATCACCACCATATACTTCAGTCTCAATCGTTCGGTCAATGTCAATGGTGGTGGTTGTCGTTGACTGCATTGAACCTTGAGTAAAATTAGGAGTAACCTGAGCAGATACCGGACTAGCTAAAAACAATAAAAGTAGTAAACGTTTCATTCTTCTTTCTTTTTGGGATCAGGAGATTTGCTATTAGATTTATTATTGGATGTAGACAGTCCAAAAGTAGCAAGTGCTCCAGTAAACACAGAAGCTACAAAAGTTATGTCACCACCACTCTGACCTTTTTTGATCATGGGTAGCTCAACATAATTAAGTGTAATAATAAAACCACTCCAGACTACAACGCCCAAACGGACAAATGTACCTAGAATCTGGATCTCATCTTCAGTGTTTTCTTTAACCTTAGCTAGGAAATTTTTTGGTTTTTCGTTGGCGTTTTCTTTTTTTGTAACTTGTTCCATGCTTGCTTAATTATTGGTTTCATAATCATCACTAGGTATTTAAACAGTGATGTAGCAGCAAGTGTGGCACCTACAGAGATAAACGCTGTAGTAGCTGCAGTAGTCATGATCGTAGTACTAGGCATCGGGACTTCAATGTCCGTGAACGGAATCTCTACGATCTGAGCTTCAGGTGGAATTATAGGTTGTGGTTTAGCAGTAGTAGGAGTCTCTTTCTTTGCTTCAGGAGCAGGATCAGAGTCAATACCCTCTATCCCTGGAGGCGGCCTAAGCGTGTTAGGAGGCACCACAAGCGGCCTGTAAGACGGCACATCTGCTCGTGGTACCTCCAGTATAGGTATGGGTAAATTAGGAGCCTCAGGGAGGCTTAGAGAGGGTAGTTTAGGAGGGTCTACCCACTCCATTACTCAGCACCAAACAATCCACGCTCAATAAAATCTACAGCTTGATCATCAACTGTATTGTCTGTTGTAGAAGCCAACTTCCGCAGCAGGTCAATAATCAATCGTTTGACCTTTGGAGATTGGATAAAAGAGAACAGAACGGGACGGATAAGGGTAATCATAATTAAATAGGTGTAGGCCATGCCGTAGCAATGGCAGGGTTAGTTACGGTTTCCATGACTGGCTCACCAGCTACTGGGTTAGCAACTGTCTCTCCAGCTTCTTTAGTAATCGTGTCAGGTTCAACCACACCGTTACCATCAGCATCTGTTTGCTGACTGGTAATAGTAGGTTGACCAAACAACAACTCAATCAAAGCTGGTACATCAGCCGCATTGCCAATCTCTGTCTGACGTGTATTACACGCAGTACGGACA